ATATAGGTGTTATAGACAGTTGGCAAAACGAAGCTGACGGTTTAAAAAATGATCAAGACGCGTTAAACGAATTTTACAGGCAGTTTCCTAGAACTACAGAACATGCGTTTAGAGATGAGACTAAAAATAGTATATTTAACTTAGTTAAACTATATGAACAAATAGATTACAACGAAGAAATGTCTAGAACATTAGGTATTACTAAAGGTAATTTTCAATGGGTTAACGGTATAAAAGATTCAACAGTAATATTTTATCCAGATCCTAAAGGTAGATTTAAAGTAAGTTGGGTGCCACCAACAAATATACAAAACAAAGTTGTAATTAAAAACGGTGTTAAATGGCCCGGCAATGAACATATGGGCGCTTTTGGTTGTGATAGTTACGATATATCAGGTACAGTAGATGGTGTAGGTTCTAAAGGTGCTTTGCATGGGTTAACTAAATTTAGCATGGAAGACGCACCAGCTAATACATTTTTCTTAGAGTATTTAGCAAGGCCACAAACCGCAGAGATGTTCTTTGAAGACGTTCTAATGGCATTAGTATTTTACGGAATGCCTATACTTGCAGAGAACAACAAGCCTCGTTTATTGTATTATTTACGAAGACGTGGTTACAGAGGTTTTAGCATGAATAGACCTGATAAAATATGGAATAAATTATCTGTAGCAGAAAAAGAAGTTGGTGGTATACCTAACTCAAGTGAAGATATAAAGCAGGCTCACGCTGCGGCTATTGAAATGTATATACAAAGCCACGTAGGTATGGCACAAGATGGTACGTTTGGTAATTGTTATTTTAATGAATTATTAAATGACTGGGCAAAGTTTGATATTAACAAAAGAACAAAGCATGATGCGTCTATAAGCTCAGGACTTGCTATAATGGCTAACAACAGGCATTTATATAGACCAAATGCTAAAATAGAAAAACCAAAACTAAATATAAGTATTGCTAAATATACAAACAAAGGTAGTACATCAAAATTAATTAAAAAATAAATATGATTGTAAAAAGTTATTTTCCTTCTCAAGTTGTAAGTGACCTGGAAAAAATGAGCTATGATTATGGTTTAAAAGTTGCAAAAGCTATTGAAGCAGAGTGGTTTCATACTGAAAGAGGTAGCAATAGATATAAAACAAATCATAATAATTTTCACAACTTAAGGTTGTACGCTAGAGGTGAGCAATCAACACAAAAATACAAAGATGAATTATCTATTAACGGTGATTTGTCTTATCTTAATTTAGACTGGACACCAGTACCTATTATACCAAAGTTTGTAGATATAGTTGTAAACGGTATTGCAGAAAGAACATACGATATAAAGGCTTACTCACAAGATCCATATGGAGTTACTAAACGTACTGAGTATATGGAGTCGATACTTAAAGACATGAGAACTCAAGAGCTTGCAGATTTTGCAGAGCAACAAATGGGTATTGATATTAGAGAAAACAAAAAAGAAGAGTTACCTGGTTCTGAAGAAGAGTTAAAGCTGCATATGCAGTTAACTTACAAGCAAGCTGTAGAACTAGCAGAAGAACAAGCTTTATCTGTTTTATTTGAAGGCAATGAATATGAGCTTATAAAGAAAAGGTTTTATTACGATTTAACAGTTTTGGGTATAGGTGCTGTAAAAACAAACTTTAATACTTCTGAAGGTGTTACTATAGATTATGTTGATCCAGCTGATTTAGTTTACTCATATACTGAATCACCTTACTTTGATGACATATATTATGTTGGTGAAGTAAAAAGCATACCTTTTAACGAACTTATAAAACAATTTCCACACTTAACACAAGAAGACTTAGAAGATATAGCTAAAAATAAAAATTACAATAAGTCAAATTATAATCAAGGCTATGATTATAGCCAAGAAGACACTAACAAAGTTCAAGTTTTATATTTTAATTATAAAACATATATGAACGAAGTTTATAAAGTAAAAGAAACTGGTACTGGTGCTGATAAAATACTACCAAAAGACGACACTTTTAACCCTCCTGAAGATGCTGGTAGTTTTAGTAAATTACAAAAATCAATAGAGTGTTTATACGAAGGTGCTTTAATACTAGGTACTGAAAAATTACTTTCTTGGGAAATGTCAAAAAACATGATGAGACCTAAAAGTGATTTTACTAAAGTTAAAATGAACTATAGTATTGTAGCTCCTCGCATGTATAAAGGTAAAATTGAATCTTTAGTAAAACGTGTTACTGGCTTTGCTGATATGATACAGCTTACGCATTTAAAGCTACAACAAGTATTATCACGTATGGTACCAGATGGTGTTTACTTAGATGCTGATGGTTTAGCTGAGATAGATTTAGGTAATGGTACAAACTATAATCCACAAGAAGCTTTAAACATGTTCTTCCAAACAGGTTCTGTTATTGGTAGATCATTTACTTCTGAAGGTGATGTTAATCCAGGTAAAGTGCCGATACAAGAAATAACAAGTGGTAGTGGTGGTAACAAAATGCAAGCTTTAATCGGTAATTACAATTACTACTTACAAATGATAAGAGATACTACCGGGCTTAATGAAGCTAGAGATGGTAGTATGCCAGATAAAAATGCTTTAGTTGGAGTACAGAAATTAGCTGCTGCTAATAGTAATACTGCTACAAGACATATATTACAAGCTGGTTTGTTTTTAACATCTGAAACTGCTAAGTGTTTATCGCTTAGAATATCTGATATTATAGAATACTCACCAACAAAAGATGCTTTCATACAACAAATTGGTAATCACAACGTCGCTACGCTTGAGGAAATGTCAGAACTACATCTTTATGATTTTGGTATATTTTTAGAGCTAGCGCCAGATGAAGAAGAAAAAGCATTGTTAGAAAACAATATACAAGTGGCTGTTGCTCAGCAAGCAATAGATTTAGAAGATGCTATTGATCTTAGAGAAATTAAAAACATAAAGCTAGCAAATCAATTGTTAAAAATACGTAGAGCTAAAAAGTTACAAAGAGATCAAATGATGCAACAGCAAAACATGCAGATGCAAGCGCAAACAAATATGCAAACGCAACAAGCCGCTGCTCAAATGGAAGCTCAGAAAAACCAAATGAAATCACAAGCAGAAGCACAGCTAATTCAAATGCAAGCTCAAATAGATTCTCAAAAAATGCAACAAGAAGTTCAGCATAAAAAAGAATTAATGAATATAGAGTTTCAAATGAATATGCAGTTAGAAAATAACAAAAACCAAACTGTTAGTGCTAAAGAAAAAGAGAAGGAAGATCGTAAAGATCAAAGAACAAAAATACAAGCCACACAACAAAGTGCGCTTATAGATCAAAGAAAAAATGAAAAACCACCTAAAAACTTTGAGTCTGCAGGTAATGATACCTTAGGAGGCGGGTTTAATTTAGGTGCATTTGATCCTAGATAAAAATTATTAACTATTATTATATTATATTATGGAAGAAAACGTAGAAAACGTAGTTGAAGAAACTACACAGGCAACTGAACAACCAGTTGAAGAAACTAAAAAACCAAACATTAATGAAGACGGCGATTACGTTGTTAATTTAAATAAACCAGAAGAAAATGAAACTAAAGAAGATAACGCTGACGACAACAGAGTGGTTGAGCTCGTTGAAGATGCCGACACCACAGAAAAACAAGAAGAAGTACAACCGGAAGCTGAAGCACAAGAAACTCCAGTATTAGAAGAAGTTACTGAAGAAGAGGTTAAAGAAGAAACAGAAGAATTAACTGAACAAGTTGAAGAAGCTGTTGCTGAAGCTCAAGAAACTGGTAAAGCAATACCTGAAAATTTACAAAAAGTTGTAGATTTTATGGAAGAAACTGGCGGTACACTAGAAGATTATGTACGTCTTAATCAAGATTTTTCTAGTTATGATGACATGACAGTTCTTAGAGAGTACTACAAACAAACAAAATCTCACTTAACAGACGATGAAATTAGTTTTTTAATAGAAGACTCATTTTCATACGATGAAGAAGAAGATGAAGAAAGAGAGATTAAAAAGAAAAAGATAGCGTTAAAAGAGCAAGTTGCCAACGCTAAAAGCCACCTAGACGGGCAAAAGTCTAAGTACTATGAAGAGGTTAAAGCTGGAAGCAGGTTAACACCTGAAGCCAAAAAAGCTATGGACTTCTTTAATAGATACAACAAAGAGTCGGAAGAGACTAATAAAATAGCGGAAAAACAAACTAACACTTTTAAATTAAAAACTAAAGAAGTTTTTAACGATAAATTCAAAGGTTTTGAATACAACGTCGGAGATA